CGAAGAATCTTTCTGCCATATAGATGCATACCACGAACAATGTCAGCAAAGCTGTCAGGGTCACGATATGTTTCTGTCTTATTAATCTGCTCTGCAGTTGCTACAGCAGATTCATGTCCACCAACAATCACACCAAAATTTGAGTTTTGGTTTGCTGTTCCTGATGTACCTGCACCAGTACCTACAGCAGGTAGGTTTGATGACACATACAAACGGAAGCCATGAAAGTTGTTGATTACAAGACCGTTACGTAGTCCACCAGACTCACCATAGTCTCCATTCATAAATCTGGAGTCTTCATCTGATAGGATTTCCATAAACACTGGGTCAACTACAAGCCATCTACCTTGTGTATCAACTTGTTGTTGATCAAGCAATCTCTTCATTCGTGCAACAACCATTGCAGGTGAAACAGTTGCAGTTGGAAGTGATGTAGCTCCAGGCATACGTGCAGTTACTGGGATTGAATGATCCCCTGCTGATGACGTTGTAATGTTACCAAATGAATCTTTACGTATCTTCATGCTTGTAAGCAGTTCATCTGAACCTGCAGTTGTTACAGCTTTTGTACCATTCACTTGGTCATTTGCTGTATCAGCTACTGAGTGTAAAGATGACTGTTTAAAGCCTGACATATAACCAAGTACCTCTTGGTCATATTGATCAGATAGACGATACGCAGCACGATTGCTTGCAAGGTCCATAAAGTTTACATGACTATGAGCTTCTTCTATATCGTCCATCTTAAAAGCATAATAGTTAGCTTTGTCAATAACGAGTGAAAAATCCTCATCGTCAAGGTCTTGTGCATTAACCTGTGTTCCACGAGCATACTCGCTCACAGAAATTTCAGGTTCTTTGATAATTTTCACTGTATCACCTTGGGCAGAAATCTCCCCAAAATAATCAGAGTTAGTTATGTCTCCTACTACGGTAGCTTTGCGAAATGCAAGTTGTACCTGTTTGGAGTAGATTACTGGCGAGAAATTACCATTAGGTAAATTGCTGTAACCTGCTGCTGATCTAAAAGCCATAATAGTTCCTCCTATAAAGTTTAGGCTTAATTACAAGCTAAACATTATCACATAGAGGCTGTACGTTTTCTAGGGTGCATATTATTATCAGTTGGCCTACCAATAATTTTATGGGCCTATACTTGAACAGGTAAGTCTTACGTATTGTTTAGTCTATCGAATGATATAATTTATTACTAGGTAGGCTTAAATGCGGCTAGTAATAATCATATCTATAGTTATACCATATTATTTTTATTTGTCAATGGTATATTATCGGGCAGAACCAGACATATCATAAATAAATTTGCCAGTTCTTATAGCTTCCATAATTTGATCGGAAGCTTTTTCGTATTGTTGCGTTGTCATTTTTGCAACTTGTGACTCTGTAAATGTACCTTCTTTACCGTCTACTTTAGGTTCATCACGACTGCTACGACTATCTACTGATCGTGCAGCGTCTTTAGTACTTACAGGTTTTTTTGTAGTAATGTTCATATCTGCTTTATATAGATCAATTGCTCTACTTGCAGAACGAGCATCAGTGTCATTTTCATATAGTGCTTCTTGTACCCATTTAGGCTGCTCTTCTGCCCAGTTATGGAAATCATCACTATCTCTTATTTCACCAAAATCAGGATGCGCTCTCATAAGTTCTACTTCTGCTTTTTCTCGTGCAGTCGCAGTTTTCATTTCTTTTATTTCTTTTTTAGCGTCCTCAAGTCCTTGTGCTTCTTCACGTGCTTTTTTAATTGCAATCGTTTCTACTATACCTGCTACATCAGGATATTGTTTTGCCCAAGCCTCAATGTCTTCATCAGATTTTGGTAGTTTAATCTCACTTTTAGTAGACTCTGCTAATTGTTCTTCTAACGCTTTAATACGATTCTCGTATTCTTTTTCTTTTGTTTGCTGATGTCTTCTTAAATCACCATAGCGTTTCTTAAAACTTTTTTCTTCTGCATTAACAGGTTCAGCTTCTTGTACCTCTACTTCTTCTGTACTTTCTTTATTAACATTTTCTTTTTCTTCAAGTAGTTCTTTTAGTTCTTTTTCATCTTGTTCTATGCGCTCTGAGTTAGCACTTTTTCTGTCTACAAATGCAACCTTTTTAGGAGTGGTTACTTCTCCTGCCATAACAGTAGTATTCATTATAGTTCTTTCTTTCTAGGGCCACCGTAGCCATGTTGGATGGGGGATGGGTAGCTAGTCTAATGTGGATTATATTATTATATGTAGGTTAATCCACAAAACCATACATTTTATCTTCCACCGATGTTACGTCCACCTACACCAGTTTTTTGTTTACGTTTAGCAAATGCACCTTTACCTTTACGTGCATCAGACATTAATTTTTTGCGTTTATCTCTACGTTTCTTACTAGCTTTTCTTGCGTCTTCTGTTGCTTTTTTTCTAG